CAGAGGCGATTGGCCTCTTTGAGATCGTCCAGCCCAAAAAACGGCCTAAGTGACTGAAAATATGGCGCGAGAGACGGGACTCGAACCCGCGGCCTCCGCCGTGACAGGGCGGAAAACCCATTAATCACATCAACTGGTTGTGACACTTTGTACCGCGAAGATGCGGACGAATACCGATCGAAGTGTCACACGCGAGTCACTTCCAATAGCCACCCCCAGCCGCCCTCCCCGTCATCGCGATCATCGCGCCGGCGCGCTGCCGCGTGCCGGTGTCCTGCGCCGCCGTGATGACCGGCGTGAACGTCGAGATCCAGAAATTCGCCCAGTCCAGTACGGCAACGCTCGTCCGCAACCGAGCACTCCAAGAACTGAAAAACCCCGATCACTCCGTCCCCCTGGCAGGACCGGCGAAGTGAACGAGGCTCAGTAGAAAAGCAATTAACGTGTTCAGAGACCTCTATCTATCATCCCCGAATCACCAGCGCAACCAGTCAACTGAATCCCGTGCCAAGTTCTTCGCCTTTTGCTTTGGCGCGATCTACGTCTTCGCCGCCATCGGAACGGTGGTGCTGCGATGAACGATCTCACCACCATCGAAACGACCAACGCCATTGCGATACCCGCACCACTGGTTCCCGACCGTGCGGCACTCGCTGCATTCAGCGCAGCGGTCTTTAAGAACGCCGATCCTATGGGCTTTGTGTCGACCCGCATCTTTCTTGACGATGGTAACGAAGGGCCGGCGATTCAGATAGAAGCCATCACACTTGGCGACCCGGCATATCTCGACGTAGTTTTCGAGCGAGCCAGGCAGGCCGCGGCATGGCATGCTCCGGCTGTTTTTGCTCCGCCAGTGACAACGCTGCGAACCGGCAAGAGCGCGAAGACCGATGACATTTACGAAGGCGTGACTCTCAGTGTCGACTGCGACGCATCTCCCGTTGCAGCTCTCGGCATCCTCGAGTCCATCATCGGCAAGCCGACCATTGGAGTTGCCTCCGGTGGTGAATGGGTCGACCCTGACACTGGAGAAGTTGAGCGCAAGGTGCATTTGCACTGGCGACTCAACGTACCAACGAAAACGTCTGACGAACACAAGTTGTTGCGCGATGCTCGCGCGCTGGCAACCAAGCTTGTCGGCGGGGATCCGACCGGCGTTGCGTTGGTGCATCCCTTCAGATGGCCCGGCTCATTGCATCGCAAGAGGCAGCCCAAGTTTGCCGAGATCATCATGAACAACGATCTCGAGATCGACCTGCATGAAGCTGTAGCGGCCCTCCGCGAGGCGTCTGGCAGGGATGAGGCAAATTCGGGAGACGTCACGACCGCATCCCGCGGCCAGCTCGCAAAGAACCCGGAGCATGTCGCACTCGCCTTGCAAGTCGTCCCGAACAATGAGGACTGGAATGGCTGGAACAACATCGGGCTTGCAACATGGGGCGCGACCGGCGGCTCCGAGATCGGCTTCGAAGCCTTTGCGGTTTGGTCCGCGAAGTCATCAAAGAACGATCCAGCCAAGACGCGGGAGCGATGGGAGCACTATGGAAGGTCGCCGCCGACTGTGATCGGCTATGGAACGCTTGTGCATCACGCACGCAAGGCTAAACCGGGATGGATGCCGCAGACCGCGCAGGAGGTGGTCTCCGCGACTCAGGTGATCGATAACGGCACCATCACGCAAGATGGCATCGCTCGCATATTCGCAACGCGCTACGCTGGCAAGCTGCGATACTGCCACCATGCCGGCACCTGGTATGAATGGGTTGGATCGCACTGGCGGCGAGACGAAAAGGCGCTCGCGTTCCAATTCGTGCGCGAGCTGGGCCGCGAATTTTCCGATGCGAAGTCCATCATCAAGTCCGAAGTAAAGGAGGTGCGGCGCGTCACCTTCGCAGGCGGCGTCGAGAGGTTCGCGCAAGGCGATCCGGCATTCGCGGTTACGTCCGACGACTGGGACCGCGATCTGTACCTGCTCGGCACGTCCGGCGGCACCGTGGATCTGATGACGGGGAAGCTCCGCGCGCCGGATCCCGCCGACGGCATTACCAAGGTGACGCTGGTAGCACCCGCCGACAGGGCTGATTGTCCGTTGTGGCTGAAGTTTCTGAACGAGACTTTCGGCGAAGACGTAGAAATGATCCGCTTCCTGCAGCAATGGGCCGGATACTGTTTGACCGGCGACACCCGCGAGCATGCGCTGCTGTTCGGCATCGGCGACGGTGGCAACGGCAAGGGAGTGTTCCTGAACACCATCTCTGGCATCATGAAAGACTATGCCGTAGCTGCGACCATGCAGACGTTCATCGCATCTTCGCAAGAACGGCACTCTACCGAACTGGCGATGCTGCGTGGCGCCCGGTTGGTGACAGCCAGTGAGACAGAGCGCGGTCGAGGATGGGCAGAGGCGCGGATCAAGGCATTGACCGGAGGTGATCCGATCACTTGTCGATTCATGCGGCAGGATGATTTCACCTATACCCCGCAATTCAAGCTGACGATCGTCGGCAACCATAAGCCCGAGTTGCGGACCGTCGATGCAGCAACGCGGCGGCGGTACAACATCATTCCATTCAATCGCAAGCCGCTGGTGGTCGATCGCCAGTTGAATCTGAAGCTCATGGGCGAGGCGCCGGCCATCCTGCGGTGGATGATCGACGGCTGTCTGGATTGGCAACAAAATGGTTTGGTTCGGCCCCAGAGTGTGATCGACGCGACGAACGAATACTTCGCCGATCAGGACAACCTGTCGCGCTGGATCGCCGAATCCTGCGATTGCGATCCGGGCAATAAGTACAAAAGCGCGACTGCAACCGAGCTATATCTGTCGTGGAAGAACTTCATGCAGTCCGCGGGCGAGGAACCCGGCACGCAAAAGAGCTTTGCCGACCGGCTTCTGACCGCAGGCAAGGGCATCCTGGCCAAGCGAACCAAGCAAGGCATGCTCTATCTGGGCATTCGGCTGGTGCCTGACGTCTCCTATCAAGAGACAGAAGACGATGTGGCGAGTGGGATCGAGACCAACTTCCCGATTCACCCGGCTCCATCGGGCCGGTAGCGAGGTGCCTCAAGGGGGGTCTGGTGTAGGGTTGTGTAGGGTCTCCAGTAATGTCCCATGCGCGCGCGTATAGGAGGATACGGAATTCCATACACAACCCTACACCCCTTGAGGCCACTAAAACGCGACTGGGTCGGCGGACCGATGCGGATCCTGGCCGGCGGACGGGCGGAAAACGGGTGACCACACGAAAACCCATAGGCTCAATAAAACATCTTTCCACTGTAAAGATGTAGCCACACCCTCGACCGCACCACGCCTTGCCGACGGCCATCGCGAAACGGTGCCTCAAATTCGTGCTTTGAAACCGGCGACGGCGCGACTTACCCTCTCGCTAAGGGCCAGATCTCTCGCTCCCCAGCGCGTCCCTGGCCCGGCGCGGCCGGTCTTGATGCCCCTCTGCGAGCCGACCGGCCGCGCTCTTCATGCCCTCCAATCCAGCCAATCCAACCTCGGATCCTGCCACTTGACATGGGCATGCACACCGTTACAAACCTCTCAACGAAGGTAGTCATCTTTGTTACGGAGGCTGTCATGGCGACCAACACCGGCAAATTCGTTGCGTACTACCGGGTCAGCACCGCCCGCCAGGGCAAGTCAGGCCTCGGCCTCGATGCCCAGCGGGCCGCGGTCGCCACATATCTAAACGGCGGTGACTGGCAGATCGTCGAAGAGTTCACCGAGGTGGAGTCCGGCAAGAACTCTGACAGGCCAGCGCTGGAGCAAGCCTTGGCCACCGCTCGGCTACATCGCGCTGCCGTCGTGGTCAGCAAGATGGACCGCCTCACGCGATCGGTGCCATTCCTTAATCGCTTGCTTGAGGCCGGCGTCGACGTGCGTTTTGCCGACCTCCCGCAGATCGAGGGCGCGACCGGCCGGTTCATGGTGCAGATGATGGTCAGCGTCGCCGAGTTGGAGGCGGGCATGATCAGTAAGCGCACCAAGGACGCATTGGCGCAGGCCAAGAAGCGCGGCGTGAAGCTGGGCGGCTATCGCGGTGCCAAGCCAACCGCAAAGATGCGTGCGCGCTCCACGGCTGTCGTACAGCAGCGCGCCGATGCAAGGGCCTCCGATATCGGTCCCACAATCCACAGACTACAGGCGGCCGGCGCTACGTCACTGCGGGCCATCGCAACGAAGCTCAACGAGGCCGGCATCCCGACGGCGCGCGGCAGCGCCACATGGTCCGCCGTGCAGGTATCGCGCGTGCTTGAGCGGCTCTGATCCGCCTCGAGTTTCGCACGCGACATCTGCAACGAATTACACCAGCAACATCAACGCCGCTGCAGTCGTTGCAAAACTCCATAGATATGAGACTCGAGGGATAGCGTTCAGGATCGCCAGCGCGCCTCGCACAGCGCCGCATAGCTGAACTGGCCAATCCGGCTTCACGCACCAGCGCCTCGCTCAGGCCCTCGCGCTGATCCACCTGGCCATGGTCGACTGCGACCTGGTCGACGCCCCCGCGGTCGGGAACGCGATTCCTGTGAACCCAAAACCGAGGGCGAAAATGGCCGCGCGGGGTGCCACAGATTCCGTCGGCAACTTTAACTCGGCCCCGATCCATTCCGCGCCCGCT